GACAAAAGAAAAACTCAAGCCAATGTTCAATTCAAATGTCAAAGAATCACCTGATCGCGAACCAAAGTTTCGTGTCAAGGTTGATACCGATATGGAGGATAATATTAAGGCAAATGTGTTTAACACTGATAAAAACCCAATGAAAGATGAAGTGACCAATGGTCTCTATGCAAGAAATTCGGGACATGCTATGGTGGAACTTAACAGTGTGTATTTCTTGAACAGAAAGTTCGGGTGTACTTGGAAGCTCAGTCAACTTATCGTCTATGAGCCACAGAATCTTAAGGGATTTCAATTTAAGATTTAGATTTATTAAAAAGTAAAATACTATAAATAGCTTGAGCCTCCTTAAGAAGTTTACCATCTACCCTGGTAAATTTCTTTGGGTCCATACCTATCTTAATCTTAGCCATTTTTACGGATTCTGACCAGTCTGCGAGAGTCATTCTTACTTATTATCCTTGATTATTTTTTTGTAGGTCTTGGTCTTCTTCGAGGGGACAAGGCAGAAAGTACCCTTCGCCTCAGACTTCTCCTTCGCGATGTCAATGAACGCCTGGAATTTGGGGTTAGTCTTCAGGGACTTCTTCGCCGCCTTACTCGCCGCCTTGGAAATAATACGACCCTCCTTCATAATGAGATCTTTCTTTGCGAGACCACCAGAGGTCTTGTCAGCAGTGCCATGGAAAACTTCAGCGCGGGAACCAATCATCTTTTATATTACGCTTTGAAAATTTTCTTGATGTCCAGAATAGAAATCTTAGCACTCGTCCTGTTCACTGGGATCTGCTTTTCAATTCTTTCATCGTTGAGGACTTTGGAGCACACGATCGATTTATGCCCCTGGAGCGCCATCATCTCTTCCTCAACACTCACAAAACGCGAACATTCCTTGTATACCAACTTCTTCACATAAACGGCTTGGGTTTGACCAGTTCGATGACTGCGTCCGACTGCTTGAAGCTCCGTCGCAGGATTCCAAGATGGTGCTGTGATATACACACGAGTCGCCTCTTGGAGGTTCAGACCTTGACCACCACTCTTAATCTGAATGATGAATACCGCACCTGGTGCAGCCTTTTTGAAACCCTCAATCTGTTTGACACGATCATCTTTAGGTACGGAACCATCGATTCGAAACACTGGTCGTTGGATATTCTTATGAATATGGTTCATCTCACCCCTGAACTGACAGAAAATGAGAGCTTTTTCGGAAGGGTGTCCTTCGATCATCTCAAAGAGGGTCTCCATCTTCTTCGAACGTCCCACCCACTGTTCTGCTTGTGTCTTACTTTGCTTCGCGACACCATCGAGATACATCTGTGGCCATATCATACACTGTCTCGCCCTCAAAAGACACTCTAAGATGACCATATTCTTCGCATTCATACTTTGAGCATGTCTGAAGGCATCACGAATAGTCTCCTGTGCCTCGAGAAATACAATCTCGTACAACTGCTTCTCATCTGGATACATTTCCAATTCCACATTCTCAAAGTGACATGGGGGCAGTCTCAAACGCTCATTAATTTTAGCGAGATCATCCTTTGTTCTTCTGAGAATGTAGATATCCTTAATCTTGTTGGTCATACCCTGGACAACAACTTTAGAGAGACCCAAGAAAGTTGAAAGAGATACAAAATCCTCCATAGAATTGAAGACAGGTGTGCCCGTCACGATCCATTTGATTTGGGTCTGTAAACGACACACACTTTTGAAAAGTTTAGATTTTTTGTTTCGAATCTCATGGGCTTCATCGAGAATGACTCGATCCCACTGAACCTTGTGGAGAGGTGTCTTTGTGTCAGGTCCACCACCTTTCACTGTCAGAAGTGTATAAGGGGTGATTGTCACATCGACGTCGTGATCAATCTTCCGTTCTGGGCCATCGAAGACACTGACCGTCAGATTTGGGGCGAAGCGATGAATCTCTTCAACCCATTGGGTGATAATAGATTTGGGTACGATGATGAGTGTGCGAGGCTTTGGGTTTCCAAGTATAGTGGAAACGAGCTGCACGGTCTTACCCAGACCCATTTCGTCACAGAGGAACCCACCTTTGGGTCCCGAAGTTTGATTTTCCATCGTCAGCATCCAAAGGACACCTTCACGTTGGTAGGGGGCGAAAAGACGACCGTTGAGATTGTCCTTTGCATGGTTATATTGTTCTTCAATAGTCATCGTAAGGATCTTCACCAGGAATGGGTTCAATCTGGCAGATGACTGGTTCGGGTTCCTTTTTCTTACGAGTCTTCTTCAACTTAGGTGGTGGAAGTTCATCAATATGCTCCCGAAAGTACAAAACCTTCTTCCAGAATTCATCCATCACAGGGAGGTTGGTTTTCCACCATTCACGGTCTCTTTTAATATTTACTACATCGAATTCTTCTGGGCGAGGCCAATTGGTCTCAGCTGGTTTATATTGAATAAAATCTGCTTCTTCTAAATCTAAAATCTCCATACACAACTGAAGCTGGGGCATATAGTGAATTGGGACCTCACCAGGTACAATTTGTCGCATCGGGGGGCATTTAATCTCTACCAATTTCCCACTTTCACTCACACCATCAGGACTTCCCCCGAGCCATGTATGCAAGGGGTGAGGGCACAATCCGAGTTCATGCACAATCTCCCCATGCCTCTCTTCATAGAGAATACGAGCCTCATCTTCATACTTCTCACCGTGTCTCGTGGCTGCGTTCCCGGTAAACTTCTCACCAAGTCCACACTTCTTTAGGAGAAGTTCAGCTGGTGTTTCATATTTATTCACACCGATGGCTGTGGCGGCATCTGATGCGGTGAGCATATTACCACGGAGAGCCAACCATTCTTCAGACTTCTGTGCTGCGTATTCCCTCTCAAGCAACGCTTTGACATTGGGATGCATCTTATATTAACTAAAGTTGTAAGTTTTAAGCTCTTCTGCAACGCTAAAATATGTTTGTGCTGCATTTTGTTCAGCCTGTTTCTTACTCTTAGCAACACCCCTAGCAACAAAACCATCATTGATATGGATATCAATGTAGAATAGTCCCTCGTAATGCGCGGCGACGCGATATTCAGGGAGTGGCCAATTTTGAACCTGACAGTGACGCATCAGATGATCTTTGAAGTTATCATCCACCATGATAGAATTCATATCAACAAATTTAGGGTCTTGAAAAATTCTGAGTACGAATTCCTTAGCATGGAGAAGTCCGATATCCATGTAAATGGCACCAATTAGGGCTTCAAAGACATCCTCTAAAATCTTGGGATTATTGTTCCAGTTGTTGCGCATCCCTTTTTCATCCATGACGACGAGTTCATTTAGATTGAGTGCACTCGCAATCTTAGCGAGTGTCTCACCACGGACGAGCTTTGTACGAGCTTTCGTTAGGAACCCCTCTTGTCGACTTTCATACCGATCAAATAAAAACTTAGTGATGACAAACCCGAGGACCGAGTCACCGATAAATTCTAGAGTTTCAAATGATTCTGTGAACTGTTCATACTCTTTGAGAGCAGATTTATGAGTAAATGCCTTTTGGTACAAATCAAGGTTTTTGATCTTTGTACCAACAAGTTCTTCGGCTCTTTCTTTACTAAGGAAAGTAACCATAGTTGTTATGTAGTTCAGGTTTTATTTTTTTAAGCCTCCTTCTTGATGTAATGAGGAGAGAGGTACTTCTGGAGGTTAAGGTAAGTAACCACAACGTCGGCTGGAGGCGCGAGAAGGTCGCGGAGTGTGTCGTCGAGGATGATCTGACGGCCGTTGTCAGGGTGCTTGAGACCCTTCTCAGTGATGTACTTGTTAATGAACTTGGTCACTTCAGAGCGAGAAATGAGCTCACCTTCGGGAAGTTCAAGGAAAGCGCGCAACTTAGGCGTCACATCCTGCTTACGATTGAAGCCGTTGTTGGCAGCACGAGCCTTAGCCTTCTCACCATCTGGGTCTTCCTGGGTGTTCTTAACCTTGCGAACAAGCTTGGAAAGGTTCTTGATGTCGTTGCGGAGAGCGGCGATTTCGGTTTGGATGGTTTCGAGAGACATTATATCTTTCTTACCCGGGTAACCTTTAAGTCTATGTAAAGTAGGATAGCAAGTACCGTGAATATCGTGAGGATAAGCAATCCTACACGTTGTTTTGTCAAAATGGATTTTTTTTCGGGTCTATCGATGAATCGGAAAGGTTGTCTAGATCCATTTGTGGGACATCCACCTGCACAACAGTCTTCGGGACAGGGTAGCACATTTACCCCCTTCCTCACTCCACAGAATTGCTTAGTCTCACCCTTATAGGCATAGCACCTACATTCTTCGATGACATTGCAGACCATTTTATTATATCACAATATATTAATGGACGATCAAATTTATTCAAAACCCGTGATTGAAAAATTCATTCAAGAAAACTTATTTTTCAAAGATCCCAAGATGCAGAAATATTATGACAGAAATCTCCAGAGGGATCTTGGTAAGTTTCGATCGCGCGCCCAAAGTGCTCACAAAACTGAGAACTTTGACAAGATGATGTATGTCTTTGTGACCGATTCTATTCGTGACATCATCATAAACACTGTGGGTGAAATCAGTGAATATATGAAGTCTATGGGTGATGTGATCATCAGTGGTGGTGAAGCGTTCAATTTGTATACAGACTTCGATGATCGTATTATCACGAGTGATATAGATGCCAAGTTTGTTCCACGTCTGCCCGTAAACCCTGTATATTTTGGGAAACTTCAAGCAACCAAACTTATACTATGGAATAAGTTGGGGGAAATTGCACAACGCTTGAACATAAAAATCAAGAACCGAATTATGTCGATGAAAAAGAAGGATCCGAAACTATTCAAGTTCTTGGGAATCAGTTTCAAGAATTCTGGACCGTTTGTCACGAGACGGTATACACTCATCAAGAAGAAGAAGACTAGGAATGATAACAAACCTGGTAAGAGTGATGTTTTCATTGATGTCGAACTCTTTGCCCTCGACCTCAATATTCGTTTCTTCTCACCAGAAACTGGGCGTATTAAAGACTTTACCATGGGTGGTATTCTCGATATCCCATTCATGCGCCCAAAAGAGTTTGGATACGAAGTGGTCTTATCGAGACGGCGTGGTATCACCTATCGTAACCTGAACACTGGAAAACTCGTTACAGACAATCGAGTGTACATCGCGAGTAAAGAGTTTCTTATCGAAGACATCTATCTGATGCATAAACTGAAACTTAGACCTGAAAAAAAGGAAAAGGATCGTCAACGCCTCATCAAATTGGCGCGACTCTTCGATAAGCGTATCAAGTCCACGAATTCAATCGATGATGTGTTCAAGAGTGTTAGAGGAAAAATCGTCAAGCGAGCCCCAGTGGTGAAGAAAGATGCTAAAGTTCCTATGAACCGAGCAAAAAAGGTTGATCCCTATAAATACAACAAATTCACAACAAAACCGGTACAAGATAAACTCTCTAAACAACTCGTACACGGTCTCAAACCTGTCGTAAAGAATACGAAAATCAATGGGTACACCAAATCATCAGGAAACAAGCGTTTCAATCTTAACAATCTCAAATGGAAGAATGTGAAAAACAATTCATATGTGAAAAATGAGTACCCACTCAGAACGAATAAGGCTCTCACACTCCCCAAGAATCTGAACATCACTAAAACCCTATATGGGTATAAACCCAGGCGAAACCAATGGGTACCAAAAGAATTACTTAATAAAGCTGCAGCCATACCTTTTGTTGGTTTAAAGAAATGAAACCATCAGTATACATAAATGATCTACAACGCCCCCACTAAAGGTGAAGATGGTCTCTACTTTGTCAAGGTCCTCAATGATGATAAGCGTAAATCCCTGGTTCAACTCAATAAGGTGAAGATTACCGATGTGTCAGGGGAGATCATCATGCATCTCGGTTCAGATGCGAACATCGATAAGATTGATGGTGTCGACACTCAGAACCTCGAAGCTGCTCTCGAGAATTGTGAGTCTTGGTTTGGTAAGAAGGTTTCAGATGGTGTCATTAGGGGTGCCTACACCTCTACCATCAATGCCGGCTCGATGACCTGTGACCGCATCGAAGCGACCAAGGTGTTCAATACACAGCAGGAGGTCATCGATTTTGAGGCTGTCCAGCCCGAAAAGAATTGTGATGTCATTCTCGAATTTGCTGGATTCTGGTTCGCCAAGAAGGCTTTCGGTCCAACTTGGAATGTCGTCCAGGTGAAGGTCCATGATGATCCAATTGTCGACACTTATCCAGACGGTTATGCTTTTGTCGAGGATGAAGAATAAAAAAATTGTTATTATTATATAAAAGATGATGAAGGGTCGTAACCAGAACATTCTTATGTTGGTCGCCGTAGCTGCTCTTGTCTTCCTCCTTTTCACCATGAACTCCAAGTCCGCTTACTCTATCAGTGAGCGCGAGTACTCTGCCTTTGGTCCCGGTATCACCGCTGGTCCCACTGCTGGTTCCCTGGATGCGCCAGCCGATACGGTGTGTGATGGTATGAAGCGTGGCACCGGCCTCGCCTCGTCTCTCCTCCCCCGTGAGGTTGCCTCCGAGGAAGACTTCGGTCAGTTTGCCCCAGACGACATCCTCAAGGGACAGAACTTCCTGGAACCTCGTGCCCAGGTTGGCTTCCCCGAGACTGTCGGTGGTGCACTCCGCAACGCTAACCAGCAGATCCGTAAGGATCCCCCCAACCCCAAAGCGCCTTTCGTGTGGAACAATTCCACCATCGTTCCCGATTCGATGCAGCGTGGTCTCTGCGCTTAAAGAATAAACGAATAGTATTATAAATGACTTCTGTTTCACCTGACCTCTCCGGGAGTGTATCTAAACTCGTAGAGCTCAGCAAACAATTAGCCGAGGCGAAATCCGATATTAAGGTCCTCAATCAAGAGGAGAAGCGCTTGAAGGAAAATGTAAAAAAACATATGATGGATCAGGGTATTGACACCATCAACCTCAGGAAGGGTAAAATTAGCATTCGTAAATCTGTCAGGAAGGCTGGTATGAGTAAGGATTCTATCAAGGAAGGTTTAATGACATTTTTTGGTGGAGACGAAACTAAGGTAGAAGGAGCCCTAAATGCAATTAAAGATGGACTTAAAACGAAAGAATCCACTTCACTGTCCCTAACTGGTATAAAGGATAAACCAGAAAAAGAAGTAAGTAACTAATGGTCTGGAGCCAATACGTATACGAAGCGAACACCGGATTTGATACCGGTGTGAGTGATGATGAAGAAATTGTTGATAACGTTCCTCTGAATATCGAAGACTGGGAAGTCGAATACTCAGAAGAGCTATGGCATATATGGAATACTATCAGAACACTGATGGATGACGCCCGCGTCGAACATATGGGAGAATTTTGCGATTTTGTGGAGTTTTGTTACAAAGAACACGATGATATGGATGTTCTAGATATCCACTCCGAAAATGAAGAACTCCTTTATTACATATGGAAAAGACTACGAATAATCATTATTGATAATGG